GCGGCAAGCTGGCCCTGCACCGTCGCCAGCGTCGAGGCATTGACGCGAATCGCCGCATAGGCGTCGCCGAACTGGCTCGCGACCGTCATCGAATAGGAGGCCAGCGCCTTGGTCGCGTCGGTCTGCGCAATGGTTTGCTGCGCGACGGCAGCCAGAGCCTGCGCGTTGCCGCGCGCCGCTATGTCGGCAACGTCCCCCGACTTGACCGCCGAAAGGAAGACGTTGACCTCGCCAGCAGCATCGCCGGCCCCGAATCCCGCCGCAATCGTCTCGCCTTTGCCCGCGAGGGCCTCGATTGCAGTAGAACGCGCAAGCGCCTCGGTCTGGATCGCGGCAGAGTTATCCCCGGCTTGCGTTTGCAAGTCAGAAATCGCCGCCGCAGTCGCGGCATTGTCCTCAAGTTGCGCCGTTCTAAAGTCACTGAAAGCCGCGCCGACGTCGCCAATCTTGGCAAGCCCTACCTGTTGCGTCGTGACGATGGCCGAACGGGCGTCCTGAACTATAGTCTGCGTTGCGATCAAAGTCGCAGCCAACGCGGCTGCTGAACGAAGGGCTAGAGTAAGATCGACATGCGCGCGCATGGCCCCAACGAACGACAGGACTTCGCCCTCTGCCGCGCCGGTCGAGTCGAATAGATGCTGCGCTGCTTCGCGCGCCGCCGCAGCCGCCCCATTCGCGTTGTCAAACAACGCCTGCGCCGTTGCGGCATTGGCGTCGATAGTCGATTGCAACGTGTTTTTGGCTGCGTCGAGTTCGCTGCGCGCAATGTCGACGGCGTTCCCGATCTCGCCTTCCAGAATGCCCGTAAAATCGGAAATCTGACCGGACGTTGTTGTGGAAAGCGCATCGATCTCGCTTTGCAGATGATCGTCGGCGGCGATGCGGTCGCGACGCTCGATCGACAGGCCCGCCGCATCCGACACGACTTCGATCGGCAATTGCCGATCGACCGCGACGGGCGTCGGCGCGGGCGGCGCAGGATCGACAGTAACAGGCGTCGCCACGCCGATCGCCACGACCGATGGCGTCGGCGTGACGCCGAGCGGCACGATCGGCGGCGCCGCGTCCTGCTCGAAGCCGACGACGTCGATCATCAGGCGCCGGCCTCGAATTTGAAAGTCGTGCGCATGACGGGCAAAACGCCACCCGATTTCAGATAGTAGAGGTCGAAGGTGTGATCGCCGAGAAATCCGAAGACGGCGGCGTGCGACGCCTTGAATGTGATCGGAATCGTTTCATCCACCAGGTTCGGCGTTCCTCGCACAAGCGTGCCTCTCTCCTCCGAGAAAACGAGCTTCGGGTCGATCGAGGCGAGGTCCTTCTTCAAGCGCGCCTCGAAAATGCCCGACGGAGGACAGTCTCCGGGACATGACAGCACGACCGACCATTCGAGATCGGCCGTATTCAGAAACGACTGAGAAGGGACGATTACAGGCATCGCCATCGTGCGGCCCCCGCGCTCATCAAGCCGTGCGCTTCAGGACGAGCTGGCCGTGGAGACCTGAGCCATTCGTGACGTCGAGCGCGCCGATCGTTTGGTTCACGACGGTCCATGTCCCAGTGAAAGTTGCGCGCCGGACGTCGCTCCACGAATTGTAAAACGACACACCACTTCCCGGGCCGACCGCTGAAAAGGCGGACCCTGACGGAACACAAGCGCCTGTGTAAGTATCGGTCACACCACCGTCGAAGACGTTGGTCCCGGCAACGAGAGCCGCAGATGAAATCGACTTGCCGACCACGTTGTTAAGTCCGACGATGGCGCCGCTTACGTTTGTGAATGGAACGATGACGATGGCGCCAACGCCTATTCCCCAAGGATCGACTGCGGGGAGGTCTTCGGGTCCGACATAGGGCTTGTCGGCAACCGCGACGCGCGCGGCGACCTCGGAAGGCGTCGCCTTGCGAACCACGCCGATCTGCGTCGTCGTGGCGCGACGAACCTTGTAGAGCTTGTTCGCAGCGTCATACCAGAGCGGGTCTTCGCCGTTCGGCATCGCAGCGATCAGGTCGGCCCAGGTGAATTTCTTGTGAACGCCGCCAGCCTTCTTCTTCGTCAGGACGTCGGTATCTGCGAAAGCAGCCTCATAGCCCGGCTTTTCGTAATTCGCATTGATGACGCCACCTACGGTGACATCGATCACTTCGCCGCCGGTCGCGGTGAGCCCTGAGATCGTGGTGTAGCTCGACGACCCGCCAAGCACACGGAACTGCGTCCCGTCGAACATGATGATCTGGTAGCCGTTTGCCGGAAGCGCCCCGCTCGAGAGATCGGCCCCGGTCATGTCTTTCAGCGCGACCGCGCCAAGGCCATTGAAGTTCGCCGTCATCGCGCCGTCGTTGGCAGTGCCGATCTTGCGGACCACCATCAGCATTGGGACCGTGTAGGCGTCCGGCGCGGGATCGAGATTGCAGACGATCGCATTCTTTGTGCCAGTATCGACCCCCCAGTAGATCGAAAACTTCTTTCGGATCGCCTGCCAGAGCTGCGTCAGGTCGTCGTCATTCGGCGATAGCCCTGCGCTGGTGACGACCGTATGAATTTCGCGCGTCGCCTGGAACAGACGATAGGCTAGCTCGTTGAACAGCTGCATATCGAACGGTCCGCAAGGATAGCCGTTCGCCATTTCGCCAGCAGTCGGTTCGCGGCGTTGCGTCGTCGGCGTTTTAGCCCAAGGGCTTGCGGGTGCGGATTTCATGTTTCAGTCGTCCTCAATTACAGGCGTACGGGTCGATTTTGATGGGACACAGAAATTCCGCGATGGATTCGCATGCTCCCGCCCATCCCTCGCCGAAGCCGACAACGCGGCGAGAACCGAGCCACATCAGGGCTTCGACGCCGGGCGCAAATGGCAGAATGCGCAGCGTGACCGGGAGGCGACGGCGCTCATCGCTAGTAAGCGGCCGGCCAGGCGAGATCACGACATCTCCCATGCCAGGTTTCACGATCCACGCTGCTGCGCCCCAGACGGACTGAATGGCGGCGCGAAGGCTTGCCCAGTCGAAAAGCCCAAGCATCTGGTAGCGCCGCGCCAGCAGGTGCGCCCTATAGGCGTCGTCGTCATAGATGCACAGATCGCCAGCGCCGCCATCATGACACGCAAGCCACGTCGCTTCCTCGCAGGCCCCGGCGATCTCGATCGTCTGTTCAACGCCTTCGCATTCGAAGCCGAGAACGGGCGTCGGAACGCAGATGCAATGGCAACGCGGGAAACCCATGCGCTTGCCAATGAAGGTCAGTTGTTCGCCGACGGCCGTGGTGATTTCGAAATGATCGGGGATCGCGCAGACCGCGCGCGCGGCGTCTTCGATCTCGCCAAGAACCGCGCGCATGTAGCCGATGAGGCGGTTTGCTTCGCGATATTGCGTTGCGATCCTGTCGATTTCGATCTCGACGAGTGCGCCTTGCGTCGGGCAATCGGTCACTCGACGACCTCGATCACGATATCATCCGCGGCAATCTCGACAATGTCGAAAAGGCTGGGCTTGAACGGCAGCGGAACTGCGTCGCCATCCAGCGGCAAGCCGGCGTAGGCGGCGAGCACTTCGACATTCGGGAAGGCGCAGGAGGCGGCGACGCGGATCAGATGCAGGGTCAGCGCATCGCCGTTGGCGAGTTTCATCGGCCCTGCGAACTGCGCCGCGATCGTCGTCTTCAGCGTGCCGGTCGCGGGCGGCGGACAGCCGAGGCGGTCGGTCGTCTTCTTGATCTGGACATGCAGCGATGTCCGCAGCCCGGTCGGGCGAATGAACAGAACCGGGCGGCAATAGCCGTCGACGACGACATTGGCGAGCCGGTTCCCGTAGGCCGAAACCCCGGGCACGATATAGGCGCGGATCGCGGCGGCGACATCGAGATCGTCGCCTCCGATCACGGCGACCGCAATGGCGTGCGGGTCGAGCCCGTTGGCGTCGATGGTTCCTGTCTCGTTGACGAAAACCTTGACCCAGGAAACGCCCGGAACGTCCTTCACGGTGCGTTCGATATCGGCGAGATCGATGCGCGCGCGGCCGGCGTTCGTGATCGCCTGCCGGTAATCGATATCGAGTTCGCCGGAAATGCGCTCAAGCAGGCGAATGCGGCCAAGCTGATCAAGACGCGAGCCTTCCGACTGGTCCGGGTCGTAGGACTGATAGGTATCTTCGGCGATTTCCCATGCAGTGGTGATGATCGACGCCATGAGGCCGTTCAGTTGGCCGAGCGGGCTTTCCGGCGTCTGGATCACGCCTGCGCCGAAAACGACGGCGGCCTTTTCCTCGATATCCGCAAGAATATCGGCGAGCGGCTTGCGCACGAAGCCGACCGGCGTCGTTCCGTAGGTCGTCATCTGATATCCTTCAGATCAGCGCCGGTTCGGAAAATTCGGTTTCGACTTCGCATGTACCGACTCGGATGCCGCGCGAGGCCCTATCGTAAGTCGTGTCGATTGCAACGATGCCGGTGACGCCGGGCGTCTTCAGGATCGTCGCCTTCACCAGCGCTTCGGCAACCGGCGTATTGCGCTGCCCCTGCGCGCCCAATACGCGCCCGAACCAGTCGACGCCAACGCTCGGATCAAGAAACCATTCGCCTTTGTAGAAGGTCAGCCGCTGGCGGGCATGTTGCCCTACCGCCTCCGCATCAGTGACGAGGCGAAGATTGCCATCGGCCGTCAGTTCGAGATCGTTGAACGGCTTGATCGCGATGCCAACGTATTTCGCCATGTCAGGTCGCCTTCATCTTTTCGGCGCGCGCGATCAAGTCTTGCGCCTTCTGGATATCAGGCGGGTCCATCGGAACGCCGTTGTGCTTGTGGTCGCGGTAGGCCTTCAGATAGTCGATCACCAGCGTCCAGAGCGTGTCGTCGCCCTTCTTGTGATCCCATGTGCCATCCGACTTCATCTGAATGCCGGAATTGCCATCCTCGGTCCCGAAATGCATCCGATCTGCAGGAAGGTTCGGAAGCTCTTTCGGCTTAGAGTAGGAGCCCGGCTCCGCAATGGCGTCGCTGAGATCGTGCATGCGGCCGGGGTGTTGATCGACCGCGGAACCATCGTCGGCGCTTTGATCCATCGAGCGCGACAGGAACGATAGTTTGACTTCGTCGCCTTTCTTCGGCGGCTTGTGCAGGATCAATCCGCCCGCGCGCGGATGGCGGACCGGGACTTCTTCAAGGTTCGGCGCTTCGATCGTCTCGCCGTCGATCGTCTGCTTCAGCCGCGGCTTGATCGTCGCCCGCTGGCGCTTGGCGTCGTAGGAGACGATTTCGCCGACCAGCGTCGTGTGCGTGTCGCGGCGCTCCGCCTCGATCACGGCAAGCAACGCCTCGATCGGGTCTTTGCGCGTCGACGTCCCTTGATAGCCGGCCACTATTTTTTGACCTTCTCGCCCTGCACGCGATGCGCCTCGACTTCGACGAAGAATGGCGCGTCGCGGCTATCGCCGGAGAAATTCGCGGTGGCGACGCGAAACTTGCCGCCGCCATCGTCGGACGCGCGCTTGTCGCGGCCCGAGCTTGAATCGAGGAAATCGGAGCGCACGTCGACCAGCCGGCCTGGCAGGATGCGCGTGTCGATCAACATCTTGAACTTCACGCCCTTGTCTGTTGGCTCCGCGACGCCGATCAGGCCGGTTTCCTGCGAGACCAGCACCGCGTCGCCAAGATGCTGGTCGTTCTTCACTGCCTCGAATTTACCGTTCTGGATCGACCAGTAGAACAGATGATGCCGGCCGAGTTCGTTCAGCTCGCGGAACGCATGGCCGAACACTGTGACCGGCCGCTTGTAGGCCGGGAGATCGTCAAGGCCCTTCGTTTTGCCCATCTCGACATCTGGCATCTGCTTGACGAGATAGTCGACGATCTCCTTCGGCTTCGTGCCGGCCTTGAATGTCTTGGACGCCTTGCCCTTGTTCACGCCCTTGTCGCCGTCGCCGACCTCTATCGTGGTGACGACGTCTGGCGAGTCCTTCGTGTGCGAAGCGTCGCGGATCGCGCCCGTGAGCAACAGCGAAGCGCCGCTGTCCTTGTAGCCGACGCTCAATTCGAGCTTGTCGTATTCCTCACCGAGTTTGTTGCGGCGGGATTTGGACAAGTTCGTGATCGTCACCGTGCCTGTGTTTTGCGTCGAGCCAAGCGACTTCGAAACCGAGAAACCGATCTTCAGGCCAGCTTGTGGTGCCTGCGTTCCGTCGAACGTCGCGGAGCCGCCGGAGCCGGAAACCGTCACCTTGACGATGCGTTGCCAGAGACGCGCCATATGGCCTCACGCTGGCAGGAAGATGAGCCTGAAGATCCCCGATGGAACTTCGGAGCGGCCCGGATTGCCGCCAGAGCCCTGCCATTCGACAAGGGCGAGCTTCCCGAGGCCGAGGCCATAGGGCTTCAGGAAGTCAATGCCGGGCAACATCCTGACGCCAGAGAAGATCGTGACGCCGGCGAGCGTGAAATCGAGCGCCCATCGCTGGAGCCACGCATTCCAGTTCAGCGCGATCGTGACGGGTTGCCCGCCAAGAACGGTTTCGAGCGTCTGGCGCGGCGCATCGATCACAGGAATTTCGTAGAGCGTCGCCATTACAGCGCCTGCATTCTGCCAAGCGTGGCTTCGCTCGACGTTTCGACGGCCTGCACCTGGCCCCGGTTCGTCGCGGACTGCCCGCGCTCGTCACCGCCCTTGCCGCCGGCCTTGCCTTTCGTCGCAGGGCCTTCCTGCGTCTCGACGATGATGACTTCCTTGAGCGTGCAGGAAAACGAAAATATCTGCCCGTTCTCGACATCGCGATACGGCGTCAGCGTCTGGATGAGCATGTTCCGGTGCAGCGTCCAGCCTGACAGGAAGTCGAACGGCTCCGCTGCATCCTGAATGGCTCTCAGGGCCGGATATCCGGCTTGCGCCGCGTCCGCATTGGCGGCCTCGATATTGATGATCTCGGGCTTGCGCCATGCGTGGTCCGAAACCTTGGCGCCCTTTTCGACGGGATGCTCCGGGATTTCCATCTCGGACGTGGCTTCCTCGGAGATCACGACATCGATCGGCACGCCGCCGATATCGCGCGTCAGGATCACGCAACCCATGACTGCCTCACGGTTTCCGTCTCAGGAGCGCGCGGACGCGCCGCGCTTCGTCTGCGGCCTTGTCTGACAGGGCTTCAACCGCCCGCCCGGCTTCCTGCGACGCGCGCCGGAGGTCGCCGCCAGCGACCGCCGCAGCGGCACCAGCGACGGCTTCGCGCGCCTTTATGCAGGATGCGCAGGCCATCAGGGCGTGTTCAGCGCGGCCGTGGACGTATTCGCGGCCTTGGTCGAGATCGCGCCCAGAACGGCGGCCTTCACCTTCGCTGCGACTTCATCAAGCCCGGTAGCGTTGACGGTCACGCTCACGGGCATCTGGCGCTTGTCGTTGCCGATGTCGTTGTAGGAGCGGCGGTCTTCTTTCTTTTCGACCTTTTCGCCGGCCTTGTTGGACTGGCCTTCCGGCGAGTTCTGGCGCTGCACGTCCTGCAGATGCTTGAACGCGTCGATAAGCTTGGCGGCCGCGTCCTGAAAAGCCTTTTCGATCGATGCGGCCATGTCCGGTCGGATGTTCTCGCCGGCATTGGCTTCGCGCGTTCCCTTGGCGAGATTGTAGTTCCGGGCTGCGTCGGCAAGCGCGATGCGGGCCTTGCTCAGATCGTCGCCAAAGCCCATGAGCCATCCAAGGAACTCGCCCTTGCCGACCGGCTCTACAGCCTTTTTGGCGGCTGCGACGCCCGGCGCGTCCTTGGCGGCGGCGGCCTTGGCTTTCGCGCGGTCTTCCGTCTCGCCCTTCGTCTCGGACATGATGCCGAGCTTCTTGAGGATGATCTGCAACGCGTTGGCGAATTCATCCAGCGGCGGAATGATCCGCAGCGCGACGATATCGGCCAGATTGCCGAATGCGCGCGTGATCGACTCCGAAATACCTTCGAACTTGTTGGCGAGCGACGTAAACTGTTCGGCAAGCTGCTTTTTGCGGTCCTCTTCCTCGGACGTGAGCCCAGGATTGTTTTTGTTCGCCTCGGCCATCTTCTGACGGAATTCTTCGGCCCCGCCACGCAGCGCGCGGATCGACGCCATCAATTCGCTGTCGATGCCGAAATCGTTTGCGAACTTGCGCGCGTCCAGTTCAGACTTGTTTGCCCGTCCCTGTGCGGCGCTTTCGCCCTTCCGGTCGCCACGGGCCGCCGCAATAGCCGCTTCGCGCCGCGCGTCCTGGCCCGACTTCACCATGTCCGCATATTTGGACAGAACGTCGAGAGCGACCGCCGTCGTGTCGCGCTGGATGCCTGTCTTCTTGTCGATTACGTCGATCTTGGCCTTGTCGAATTTCTCTTTGCCTTCGCCACGAATCGCGGCGTCCGCCTCCTTGGCGATCTGCCCGACGAAGGTCTTCGCAACGTCTTTCAGCGCGCCGGAAGCGGCGATGGCGTCGAGACCCTTTTGCAGCGATTCGACATTGCCGATCTTGGTCCGGTTGCCTTCGGCGCCAAGCTGCGCCTCCCGACGCATGCGAGCGGCCTCGCCGCGCGCCTTGACGAAATTGTATGCCAGCTTCGCCGCCAGCGCGACCGCGCCGACAAGGGCGACGGAAACCGCAGCGACGCCGGCCGCCATCCGGGCCGCGCCCGCCGCCGCAATCGCGATCGATGATGCCGCAGATTTGAAACCCTGCGCCATCTTGCCGCCGAAGGCCGATACACCGTTCAGCGCGCCGATCTTCAGATTGCCGAGCCACTTGTTCATGGCCGTTCCGAAGCGCGACACGTTGCCCTTAGCATGCGTCAACGCCTTGTCGAATTTCTTGATCTCGCCAAGGCCATCGACCTTGAATCCGAGTTTGGCGATGAGTTCTTCGACTACCACGCGACCTCGCTATTCATTCAACGCGCGTAGCTGGCGCATCCTGCGATCTGTTTTCGATTGGTCGCGGCCGAAGCTCGCGAGTGCAATCGACGTAGCAAAACACCACTGACAGCGTGGCAGATCGGCCACGACGAACGAAACCGATTTGCGACCAAGAATTTCGCTCGATCCGCATTCGATGATCGCTTCGTCCGGGGCGCGAATACAAGCCGCCGCCGGGCTATCGAACGGCCATAGCCAGGGAACGCCTATTTGAAGCGTCGTCTTGCCATCGCCTGTCGTGAAAACCTTGATCAGAGACGCCGCAATCAGCGCCGCGAGCAACCATTGCCGCATTACCACCTCCCCTGTTCGAGGCGGGAGGTTTGCCGAACTTGGCGCGGCTCGCAACCGGAAACGGCTATTTCTTTTCCGCCCGCGCCATCGCGCGCCGCTCGACCTCTTCCTTGAGGTCCAATTGTTCGTTGCCGTCCAGCATCTCGCAGAGCGACATTCGCTTGGCTTCGCCAAAGGAACAGATGCCAGCCAGGACCAGTCGCCACATCAGGGCATGGCGCGTCGAATTCGGCGCGACCGCGACAACTTCGTCAGCCGAGATCAGGGGCTTTTCTTCGCCGATGCCTGCGACGGCAACAGTGCGAGCAAGCTCCCTACCCCGGCGCCGCCGAAAAAATCGGCGAACTGCTTTTCTAGGCAGAAAGCGAAGACCTGAAACATCTCGGACAGGGACTGCGGCTTTACGCCGACGATCACCGGGTCTTTGTCCGCCTGACAGTTGCGGAAAAGCGCCTCAGCGAGCGCGCGCATCGAAGCGCCGTCATGTGACTTCAGGATTTCCGGCACGACGCGCACGATGGCGCGGGTCCGTTCCTCCTCGTTGTCGCTCATCACTGCCTCGAGGACCGGGACGAACGGTCCCGCGACCTTGAACAGCAGCTCGAGCGCGTCGAGCGCTTCCCATCCGGTGAGCGGTTCGAAGCGGTAGATGACGCCCGCGATCTTCTTTTCGGCGGCCATGATCTACCTCACGCCTGACCGATCTGGACTTCGCTCGGCACCCAGCACGGGCAGAACAGTTCCCAGACGCGCTCGGTCGCATTGGCGCCCTTGGACACGTCGGGGATCTTCGTGATGATGGCCGAAGTGCATGCCCCGCTTTCGCCGGTAGACATATCGAGGAAGCCGACCGGGAAGGTGATGCTCGACGCGAGCCCGCCCGCGCGCATCTTCCGAACCTTGTTGTTCAGATAGGCGTTGAAAGGCGAAGTCGGCATGAGCTTCACAGTCATCTTCGCGGACTGATCCGCCGTGATCGAAACGATGGACGAACCGTCCGCACCGATCACGGGCGTCCCGAGTTCGGTCGAAGGTTCGATGGTGACAACATCGTCGCCTTCCCAGAGGCCAACGACCTGACGGCCATCGATCTGGAAAGCGACGTTGTTCCATGAATAGACGCCGAAGGGCGCGCAATCCTGGCTCATTTGCGATGATCCTCCGGGTTCAGAATTGCAGCGTCATGGTGACGCTGGCGTAGTGGATGGCGCCCGCGTAGCGGAACTTGACCTTGATGTCCGGCGCGATGCGCTGGCGACGCTGCGACGCCGGAATGTTCAGCACGTCGTCGACCGCGATTTCCCACGGCGGGAGGTCGTTGCCGTTGGCGTCCTCGTCCTGCGCGATGAGGCCGGCCGCATAGGCGCGGCGCAGCGGCGGCTCGACGCCGGCCGAGATCAGGAAGCCGAGGCCCTTGTTCGTGTAGGGGACGCGCGCGTTGTTCGCGAGAACTGCGAGAACGCTTTCTTGCGTGCGCGCCTTCAGCCAGTCGATGAAGTGAATTTCGTCGATGAACGCGCCCGACGGGCACGAGCCTTCGACGATCATGTTCAGGCCGCCGATGTTGACATAGGTGTTCGCGAAATAGCCGGCGTCCTTCGACAGTCCGAGGCCAGGAACGAAACCCGTGATCGCCTGCACGTTCGCGGACGGCTTGTTGATCGCCGCAATGCCCGGCACTTCCTTGAACTTCAGGGTGTAGGCCTGGCCGCTGTCGATGACGCCCTTTTGCGCCAGCTTGTAGTTCGAACGATCGAGATCGCGCGCAGCCGCATAGCCCCATGCGCCCGGCGCGAGATAGGCCGCGCTGTCCGGGTGGTAGAAAACCGGCGAACGGTCGTAGCTGACCGACTGCACATAGGCCGCGATCGAAGACGAAGCGTCGCCGCCCGATGCCTCGGTGCTGGTATCGGACGAGCCGATGGCGAAGATGACGGCCTTGCTTTCCGCCCAGTCCGCGACCTTGGCTTGATCTGCCTGGTCGAATTCGTTGGTGTGCATGCCCCAATACCAGTCGCCGTCGGCCGCCCAGATCGCGTCGAATTCGGTCGTGATGTCGGACGCAGCCGGATCGGCATAGGCGATCTTGAGTTGGCGCGGCCGGACACGAGCGCTGAAGAAGATCGATGCGGCCTTGTAGGCTTCCGAACTTGTCGCCCATCCGTCCGACGCGACCTCATCGATCGAGGAATAGAGCTTGGTCCGATGCGTGCCGTCCACCTTGCCGGCGAGCGTCGTCCCGGACAGAAGCAGCGCCGTGTTGAAGCCCGCGGCAGTCGGGAATCGGTCCTGCCGCGTGATCGTGACATCGACGACGCGGCTATAGGGGAGTTTCGCCATAGGTCAGACCTTCTCGTAAATCAGGTTCTGGTTGATCTCGGCCGCACCGCGACCCTCGAATGTAATTTCGCCGCTCTCGATGACATCGATCAGGATCGTGTCGCGCGTCAGCGCCGCCAGTTCGACGGTGAAGTGCGCGCGACCTTCCCATTTTTGCTGCACCAGTTCGGGCGATTGGGAGACGCCATCGATATTGCGAACCACGAGGCCGGCGAGGTCTACGCCGGCGCGATCCGAACGCAGCGCACGTTCGAATAGTCGCGTGTAGTCGGTCGCGCGGGGCGCATAGACATCGACGCGGAACTTGTATTCGACCGCCCTGATGCGCGTTTCCGTGACGCGCTGTTCTGCGTCATATACAGCGGTTCCGAAACAGGGATGATCCGCCTCGACCAGATCGCGGGAGGCAAGGAAAGTGATCATCGCATACGGCCCTTGCGGGCGCGGCGCGTTGATGTGGTCGCGAATGATGCGCGTGAGCCCGACGCGGCCCGGCGTGAGCGCCGTAGCCTCCGCGTCGATGGCCTTCAGATAGGCTTGCAGGCGGTCAGAGAGATCGTCCTCGGTCATCGATCTTTCGCCCTATGCAGCGCCAGAAACCGGCCTCGGACCTGTATGCGACCCGCACGATGCGGAACGCCTCGCCCTCCGGTCCTTCGATTTCGTCCGCGACCGTTCCCGCGTCTTCGTCGGCGGTGCGCAGTTCGGAGAGCGACCAGATCGTCACATAGCCGTCGGTGCGCTCGCCTTCCGGCAGGATGCGAATGTCCTTTTCGCTCGCCGCCTGAATGACCGCCTGGATTGTCGTCTCTGCGGCGGTTCCCGGAACGAACTGCCCGTTGTCGGCCCATGCGCCTGCAGGATGACGCCGCAACGTCGCGGGCCGCGCCATCAAGGCGATTGGAAGCGCGCCGATGTTCACTTGTCGAAATCCCACGTCACGGATTGGAACATGCGGCCGTTATCGATGAGCGTGCTGGACGAGCCCTTGAGATAGACCGTCATGCCGGAATTCGCCGGCCCCATGTTCGAACCGATCTGCACCTGGATCATGTCCTGCCCGGTCAGGCCTAGCCGCGTCATGCTCTTTTTCAGATCGGCCTTGCCGCTCAGGATCGCCTTCGCTTCGAGGCGCAGGAATGTCTTGATCTTGCCGCGTCCCTTGAACATCGCGACCGTGATGAACGGGCGCGGCGGGATCGGGCCGGAAATGCCTGTCTTGCCGTTGCGCATGAACACGTCGCCCTTGGCGCGGTTCGTGCCCTCGTGGTTCCAAAACGCGATGCTGATCAGATCGCCAGGAGCCTTGCCGGCCGGAAAGCCGACCTTGACCTTCGTCGGCCCTTTCGTCGCTGCCGCGATCTTCTTCAACCGCCCGGCCGCGTCGCCCTTCTGGGTGACTTTAACCTTGGCGCTGATCCTAACCATCGTCGCTGAGAACGATCGCCGCCGCCGCGTTGCGCCGACGCAGTTCGAGAAAGCGGCGGCCGAAAGAGGTTTCCCGCAAGCCGCCGTCTTCGCCCTTCACGATGACCTTGGCGCGCGACACGCCAGCGGCGAACGTCGTCCTGACATCGCCAATCTGGATGGCATCGATCGGCCCCGCAGTCTGAACGCTGACGCCGTTGGGCATCGTCACGTTGGACCCGAACCCTTCGATGCTCATCAGGTGCGCGGCGTAGGCCATGATGGCTGGCGCGATATCCTGCGCCAGCCAGTTCTCATCGACTTGCGCGACCGCTTCCCCAAGAACGGCATTGATCAAGGCGTCGCCGGCCGACGCGAACGCCGGATAACGCGCCTTGAAGTCTGCACTCGTGGGAGCCGTCACGCTCATCGGTCACTCGCCCTTGTCGGCGTCGGATTTCTTCGACTTCTTCGCCGGAGCAGCGCCGGTCTCGACCTCGATCTTGCCTTCGTCCACCCAGCCAGCGACGACGGGATGTTCGAGGTGATCGTCGCTGACCTCGGCGCTGGCGCCAGGGTCGATTGCGGTCTCGCACGGGAAGACGAGCGTGGCCTTGCAGGTGTTGGTGACGCGCATGGCTCAAATCCCGTCGCGGTAGATGACTTCCTTCGGAAGCCGGATGTCGAGGCCACCGAGGCGGAAGACGCCCGGCACCTTGTAACGCAGCCCGTCGATCTGGACCGGCAGGAAGCGCAGCGGCATCGGGATGTGCATCTTCAGCACCTCCGGAGAGCGGCGGAACGCGATCATGCGCGCCGTCGAACCGGAGCCCGCCGTATCGAGACCGCGCGCGGCCTTGATGTTGAGCGGTTTCCCGGTCTGCGCCGTGAAGACGTTCGAGCGGCGCAGGAATTCCAGCGTCGTCATCGACGAATACGGAAGCTGTTCCGACGCGATCGTGTTGAAGCGCGCGTAAGGCAGGATCAGCGTGTCGCCGAGAATGACGTTGTTCGTCGCCGTCTGAATGCCGGTGAGCGCGGCGTTCACGTCCAGGAGCTTTTCGGCCGGCGTCTTCGTCGACCACAGCGGCGAAGAGCCCGTGGCGCCGTTCGCGACGGCCGCAGCGGTGACGGTCGAACTGTTGAACAGACCTTCCCATCCCTTCGCGGTATCGCCGCTCAGCGCGATGCCGTCGGCGAATTCCTCGTAGGCGCGACGGGCCGAAATGGCGCGTTCGCTGTCGAGAGAGATGCCGAGCATCGCCGCCTGGTTCACTTCCTCCCATCCGTAGCTGTAGCCACGGGCGGCAGTGTGGACCTGCGTCTCGAACTTCGAGCGCTCGTCGGAGCCGTAGGGAACGTCATCGGCGTCGCCGTTGGTCCACTTCGCGCCACCGAACGACTCGATGCTGTAGTAGGTGACGGTCTTCGCGAACGGATTGGCCGACGTATCGATGCAGCCCGCCAGCAGGTCCTGATACTGAATCTGCGTGAACTTGGTGCGATACGCGACCGGCTCGATATGGGCGGTCTGAGAGACGACGAAGCCGTAACCGGCCTGCGCGTCAGCAAAAGGCGTCTTCATGTGCGTGCGCTCCTTACTTCAGGCGCAGGCGGGCATAGCCGCCGCTCGATGCAGTGGAATCCCAGACCGCATTCGCGACCTGAGGATTGGCGGCCGAATTGTCCGTATTCGTCCACACGCCGGCCGGCGTGTAGTAGACGGAATCGCCGGCCGCGACGTTCGCGCCGACAATGACCCAGACGACGCCCTTGTCGAGAATGCGAGCACTCTCTTTCTGCGCGAAGATGTCGCCGTTGTTGGCGTCACGCGACTGCGTGCGCAGCGAAACGCCGAGGAAGGTCGTAGCCGACCCGTCGCCGATCGACTTGCAGCCGCCATCGGCGGCGCCACGCTGAACGGGCTTGCCGAAGGCGAGGCCAGCGGCGGTTTCGACCGTGCGGGAGAACGCGTTGTAGCTCTCCTGCATGTCGGCGAGCATGCCGGCGCGAGCGGCCGTCTGCGTCGAATAGGTGGTCTGGACAGCCATTTACTTGACCTCCTTCTTCACGCCGTTGAGCGTGTCGAGATATTCCTGATAAGCGGCGTCCTTGATCGCCTGCGCGTCCTTGCCGCCGTCGGTGGCGCGGTCGCCGAGCGCGGCGCGAGCCGCCTCCGCAATCGGGTCCTTGGGAGCGCCGGAAGCCGCGAGGCCGTCGAACAGGGCTTCGACATAGTCGTCGCTCTTGTCCTTCACGGCGGCGTCGCCCAGGCGGGCCACGACGGCGGCGCGACGGATCGCGGCGAGCGAAAGACCCTCCGTCTTCACGTCCTTGTCCACGATCTTGGCCTTGCCGATCACGTCGGCGCGCTGCGTGACCAGCGCATCGATCTGCGCGTCGGTCATCTGCTTGCCCTTGAGCGCGGCGATCTCCGCGTCCTTGGCGCCGAGTTCCTTGTCCTTGGCCGCCAGCGCGGCGTCGTGCGTCGCTTTGCCGTCCTTGATCGCGGCAAGCGACCCTTCGACCTTGCCCTTCAGGGCTTCGATGACAGCGGCGGCCTGATCATTCGCTTCGATCGGAATGCCGTCGACGATCACCGTCTTCAGTTTCACGTCGGACATTTGCCGACCTCCTTTATCGTCGGACGCCTTGTCGCCAATGCGACATGCATGCCCCGCTCGCCCGGCGTCCACGATGGCGAGATGGTTTCCGCGGATGTTCCGCTGAATTGCGTCGTAGGGCTGGCCGTCATTGGTGACGCCTGCCGTCCAGTCGAGATTGCAGTCGTAGCCGAGCGAGAGTTCGCGCTTGCCGCCCTGCACGTCCTTGATTGCAGCCTGGTCCATGACCACGACCGGAACGCGGACATAGCCGCCATCGCGCACGACGCCGTCGCCGGTCTGCCCGACCGCGACACGCTTCCAGTTCGATGCGTTGACCTGTTCTGCTGGGTGATCGTTCGTGATGGGGCGATGAGCAATCGAGCCCATCGCATCGGCGTGAAAGACTTCTTCTTCAGGCCGGAAGATGCGGACTTCCTTCATGTCGGGCTTGCCGACTTCGTAGCCGCGATAGGTCTGAATACCAGTGCGAGCGCAGCGAACGTCGGCCACCATGTAGCCATCAGCGGTGATGCGCGCCCCGGAGATCGTCGCCGCGTCGGTGAAGGTCCAATCCATGTCAGGGAACTTTCAGCACCGGCCGCGCGATGCAGCGGCAGTTGATTGGCTCGCCCGGATTGCCGTCGGCCGGCGCATCGGCGTATTTGAACGTCTTGCCGTGCCGCGCCCAATGCGATGGTTTCGCGCTCGGATATTTGCCGTCCGGGTTTCCGCGCACGCGCTCGTCATGCACGGTCCACCAGACATATTCTGTGACGCCTATTTCTTGTTGCCGGATGCGGTTCAGATTGCCGTTGAACTTGGCCGCCTGGTCTCGCGCAATGAGCGCGGCGCGCCTCCGTCCGAACTGGAAAGCCTCGTCCAGTGCTTTCGCCATGTCGGCATTCGACTTGCCGGCCGTGATCATGTCGATAAGAACGGTCTCGACGCGCTTCTGAACGTCGGCGGTGAGGCCGGTAATTAGCGCGACGTTCTTCTGTGTCGCGAGATCGATAAGTGTTTCGACGCCTTCTTGCGCCACAACCGCTTTCAGATCGACGCCGATCGCAGCGTTGACCTGTTGCATCCATTTCTGCCCGTGCCGGACACTTTCGACTTTGAACAGGCGGCGGATCATGAACCGCGCCGCAGACGCCAGCGGACCAACGACGGCCTTGATGCCTTCGAGGATCGAACCGAGGTCGATGCGATCCTGATGCAATTCGCTGCGCGCCGCGATGGCGGCAGAAAGAATGTCGGCGCGGCGGCCTTCGATTTCCTTGAGGACGCCGATAATGATCCGGCGCAGAGCGAGTTCTGTTGCCCTGCGTGGCCGGATCGGCGACAGGACGATGATGCGGCCCTTCACATTAGGCGTCCCGAAAAGGGGCCGCGCCCCAAGAAAGACGCGGCCCGAAGTCTAGGGAGGAAACGCCCAAGGAGGGCTGCAATGCCGAGGCGTCTGTCTCGACAATGCGACGGACGGCCCGGAGGCCGAATTCAGATCGACTTCTTCACGCGGGGCTTCCGCGCGGGTTTCGTCGGCGCCACAGGATCGGCCTGCAACGCCTTCATTTCTTCCGGCCCCGGTGCGTCGTCGGCTTCGTCGGGATCGGAAACGCCACCCGTGGCGCTTTCGGCCACAGCAGCCTCAAGGCCGGGATAAACGCCGTCTTCGATGAGTTGCGAGATGACGCCCTTCGCGAAAACTTCGTCGTCGAGCAGTCCGGTGTCGTAGAGCGCCTTTGTCGCCTGCGACTTCTTCAGCGCATTTTCGGCGCGCTGCGTCGGCGTTTCCTGCCACAGCGGCGCGAACCGGAACGACGCTTCGCTCGGAAGCGTGATGCCGTTCGACGCGAACATGATGACGTCGAGACGGTCCAGCACAGGGCGCAGATCGCTTTCCTGCTTCGCTGAAATCGCGTCGTAGTAGTTGCGAAGATCGTTGTCGCCCGTGGCGTGAAGCCCGGCCGGCGTCTGGCCTAGAAGGCGCGTCACCGGAATGTCGGCCGCGCCAGAAATTTCCTGCATGATGCGAATGTGAACGTCGCTCAGGCCGGAAAAATTAATCTGCTTCTGGTCGTATTCTTCTTCCGCGTCCAACAGCAACTGGTTGTTGATGCTCTTGAGAAACATCGCCAGCGCGAAACGCTTTTTCAGCTTCGCCTCGCCTTCCGCAGTCGCGGACCATGCGGCGAGGTCTTTCACCTTGATCACGTCGAGCTTCGCTTCCATCAGGAGCGATGCGATGACCGCAGTTACCGAACCCGCCGTATTCAGCGTCTGTTCGATCGATGTGAAAACGCTATCGCCCCAACGGTTCGATTGCAGCGCGGCATACGGCGGCAAGCCGATGCCCGAAAGCGGGATGACGCGAGACGCATGAACCGGAAGCGACACGCTCGCGGCCGAAGTCATTTCCGAGGGGCCAATCGATCCGCCATGCCGGAACGGCTGATAGCGATAAAACTCCGGCTTGCCGAAGTCCGGCGACAGAAGATCGTTGTTCCAAGACTGGATCGTGAGATATGGCGCGATCTCGACGTGCAGATACAGAAGATCGCCTTCCGAAACGCGGGACACGTCGAGCGGTTCGTCTGGCCGCCCAAGGCGCGGCTTCACGCCGATCATGATGGCGGCGGACCCGAACAGCCGGGACCAGCGCAGCGCCTTGGTGACGCGCTCCGGCGTCCCAAATTTCTTTTCGGACTCCTCGACGCGCTTGATGAACGCCGCGTCACCGTCCCAGACGCGCCACTTCCGCGTCATGTCGTCGGTCGGAATATCGATGATCTTCCGGCCAAGCCAGCCGGAGCGATACATCGCCTCCAGTTCAATCGGCGCGCGTTGCTCGACCTGCCACAACGAAGCCGATGCCTTGTCGCGTCCGGTCGCGATGCCTGCGACGACGTTCTCGAAACCGTCGAGCGTGAACATCGCTCAGAGCGCGTCCATGAGGGACGGCCCGGTATTCAGCATCAGCTCGGTCATTGCCCAAACGAGCGCGTCGAGCCGATCCGGGGAGCCTTCGCCAAGATAGCCATCGCTTTTCATGGAGCAGGCCTGATCCTCTAAATCGGCGAAGGAGCCGACGTGCGAGACGCGGCCCTGTTCGTAGAGCGCCGCGACCGGCTCCGCTCGAACCGCCTTGCCGCGCGACGCCACGACTTCCTTGTAGGAGACGTTGCGATCCGCCGTCTTGACAACATGCGCGACCATCGCGCCGCCGAAATTCCGCTCCGCTATGACGCGATCCGCGCTGAATTCCCTGTAAGCATCGACAACGCGCTTACCCCACCCTGCCGGCGAAAGCTTGCACGTCCTGTCGGCGAGCACATATCCGCGCCCGTCGATGCCCTTGCCTGCGACAACAATGCCGATGGAATCGCCATCATCATCTTCGCCGGCCGTTCCCGATGGATCGACGGCGACGACAATGCGCTGCATCTGCGGCGCGTCCGCAAGCTTGCGGCGATGATCATCGAACATTTGGCGCGTCCAGAGCGCGCCTGGCACATCGTCAAGAATTTCCGCGTCGAGTTCCTGGCGGCCAAGCCGCGTTCCCTCGTATTTCGCAACAACGGTCGAGAGAAACGATGGCGCCAAATTGGAGCGGTTTTCGACAGTCGATCCCCGTGTGATCGAAGTCGAAGCCGATTTCATCAACTCACGAATGAGCGGGATCGGCCGTGGCGTTGTCGTGATGATCTGCCGAGGCATATCACCAAGACGAAGTCCAAATTGAAGCTGGTCCCACGTTTCCTGAACGTAGCGCCATTTCGCGAGTTCATCGCACCAAGCGAGATCATGCTGCGGGCCGCGAAGCTGGTCCGGCTCGACCGCGTTATAGAGCGTCGCCACGGCGCCATTGGGCCATGTCAGGCGACGCTTCGACGGTTCGTAATGCGGACGAAACGCACGCGGATGGCATTTCAGAATTCCGCTCTCGCCTTCGACAAGAACATCGCGCGCGTCTGCGGCGGTTTCGGCGATGACGGCGATGCGGCCATAGCCGCCGCCGGAGAACGGCGTAGAGCCGCAGACGAGTTCGCGAATGGCTTCAGCGCCGGTTCGAGTTTTACCGAACCCACGGCCCGCGAGAATGAGCCAGGTGAGCCAATCGCCAGGAGGGAGGAACTGTTTCGGGCGGCCCCAGAATTTCCAGTCGAATTCGAGCGCTTCGGCTTCGTCGTCGGTGAGTTCAGCTAGAACCGCCGCCCGCTCCGCTTCTGGCAGCGAGGCCAGCGATTCGGCTAGCGATGCGTTCACGTGGGCTGACGTCCTTGACGTTCAGGTTCGCGTCCAACTCGACCTTTTCGCGGAACATTCCGAGATAGCGGCCCAGCTTTTCGAGCGCGCCCGGCTTGTCGTAGAGCTTGATCTTGATCGTCGAGCCGAACTCGCCTGGCTGTTCCATGACTTCGGAGACGACTGCGCGCTGTTCTGGCGTCAGATCGGACTTGTCGCGGATCGTGACGCCATCCGGTCCCCAGTCGAAGAAATCGTCTGCGCTCGCAAAACCAATCTTCGCCAATTCAGCGACGACGCGCTCTACGGTCACATCGTTCTTCGCTGCGGCGGCGCCCATGATCTCGTCAATGCGGGCGCTGACATCGGCGCGCGAGCGGCAGCGCCACGCGGCGGCTTCGCCCGGCTTGTAGCCGGCCTGAACGTAGGACTTGGTGTAGGGGATGCCAGACGCCACGAGTTGCGCAAAGCGCTCGCGGCGAGCGTCGCGCAGGAGAGGCATGATCAAATTCCGAATTGCTTACGCACCGGACCAGAAGCTAAGCTTCCCCGGTGCGATTTGACGCCGACGATGGCGCGCGACTTGGCCGGCAGCGCCATTTCGACGTGGCCGACCTCAATAACGATCGGAGTCGACCTTCCGAATATCTCAACCGCTACTCTGATTGCCCCCCTCTTGTCAACATCCTCCACTTTCGCCTCGAAACCGGCAAACGGACCATCGGTTACGCGCACAGTGTCGCCGACGACGTAGGGCTGCGACAGCTCGCATTCGACCGCAGGCGGCTCGCGCAGCCAGTCGATGACATGATCCGGGATAGGGGTAGGCATTTCGTCGCGCGCCGCCACCAGGAGGCCTGCCACGGCCGGCGTGTTGTCGATCGCGTTGCGCAGCGCATCGGTGAGCTTGCACCACACGAACAGATAACGGCCAAACCGGGGAATGCGGAGATCGCGGCGAGGAGCGCCTGACCGGGAGCGGTTCGGCTGGCGCTTCACGTCCACCGGAGCCCAGACGTGCAGCCCGGCGACGGCGAGGTTGAGGCGGGCCTGGGCGACGGAATGCTCGAACGCCTCGACGACGAACCAACGAGGCTCTGACCCTGCAAAACTCTGTTCCGGCGCAACCGTGGCGGCGCTGGCGTCGATCTTGGACTGGATCATCTCGGGCCTCCGCAGGGGGCCGGGCTTCGGGTTTGCGTTGGCCAAAGGCTGTCTCAGCATCCCGGCCTTGGCTTCGGGCGGGGCTTTGGTTT